GTCGTAGTGATACGTTAAATCATGGCTCCGACTCTATTGAAAATAGTTGTCGTTGCCGGTCTCGCTTATTGTGGTAAGAAGGCTTATGATTATTACTATCGTCACAGGGCTGTGGCTCGAGCCGTTATTAACCAAGTGAACATTGAGGTGCAAACTGTCATCGATCATGTCAACGACGTTAACGTTGATGAGGTCGATGATGTCACAACTATAGTTTCTGCTAATGCTATTGATAGCAGTGATAATAGTGGTGGGGTTAAGAGACGGGTTCGATCTAAAGCCCCGTTCAGGGCTTATTTGGTCAAGATTGGCAAGGCAAAGTTTGGCCTGTTACGACGCACCGATGCAAACATTTTATGTGTTCGCAAATATCTATATGATAATTGTATTTTGCATGGAGTTTTAGCCCGGCATATCAATGATAATGTAGACTTCGCGACTGAGCTGGTGTTTGTCCCGATGCGTGATGAGTTGTGTAAGCTAGCACTGAAACACACTAGCGTAGTATCTGATTGTCACTCTGTCGCAGCCGTACTGGGGCTGCGGTTTGGTGATAATTGATGGGGCCCACAGATGTTGGAAGGGGTGGACACTGCTCCAGGTGTCTACCCAGGTTTGCTTCCAACTAAATCTGGGGTACCAAAGTGTCGCAAATACTTAACGATGGGTCAGTACATTTGCGACCACCATATAACGACCCATAATAACTCGTTAGCCAACCTTTTGCGTGGGGTTGGTGAGCGGGTATTGTTCACTAACCGCTCGTGTGATGTGGCTGTGAAGACTACTTCACTTGATGTTTTTGAACGGAGGTGTGGGGTTTATAAACGCACAATGGCATTCAGATTGGGCAGGCAATCCCCTGTGACTAGACAAGCATTTGTCGAGTACTACAAGGGACGACGCCGTGTCGTGTATCAGAAGGCTGTTGACGGCCTGGTGTTAAAACCAGTTCGTGTTCTCGACTCCTACCTTAGCACCTTTGTGAAAGCCGAAAAAGTTAACTTGACCGTCAAACCAGACCCAGCGCCGCGGGTAATCCAACCTAGGAACCCCCGGTATAATGTCGAGGTTGGGCGGTTTTTGTTGCCTTTGGAACATAAAGTGTATGATGAGATTGATAGGTTATTTGCGGCGCCTACCATTATGAGCAAATACAATGCTGTTGGACAAGCGGAGATTATCATATCTAAGTTTAACCAGTTTAAACAACCAGTATGCATTGGGCTGGATGCTAGTAGGTTTGACCAGCATGTGTCCACTCAGGCGCTGAAGTTCGAGCATGACTTTTATAACACCATCTTTTCTTCTAAAGAACTTGCCAAGCTGTTGAAATGGCAACTTGTTAACCACGGGTTTGCCCGTGGCACTGATGGGAGTTTTAAGTATGTACATCGTGGTTCACGCATGAGTGGTGACATGAACACTTCGTTAGGTAATAAGTTTTTAATGTGTTTAATGGCTTATGCCTACATCTCCTCGAAGTCCTTCAAAATTGATTTTGTCAATAATGGTGATGATTGTCTTATGTTTCTTGAGAGACGGAACCTGTCTAAATTGGGTGATTTGCAGAATTACTTTTTAGATTTTGGGTTCAAGATTGTCCTGGAGCCTCCTGTGACGGAGATTGAGCATATTGAGTTTTGCCAATGTCGGCCTTTGTTATCCAACGGTGTTTGGCGCATGGTCCGCAATGTCAAGGCATGTTTGCTCAAAGATGTTACAGCGGTTAATTTAGGGCATGATGTGAAGGCTTACCGCGCGTGGTTATTTGACGTTGCTAATTGTGGACTTGCTTTTTCTGCGGACGTACCGGTTTTAGGAGCATTTTACAATATGCTTCATCGGTTTGGTGTGCAGGGGAATTATAACACTAAGGATGCTATTTTTAATAGCTACTCTGTGTTAAGTAAGGGAGTCCATCTTACAACATCGTTACCTGACGCGGTTGGGCGTTTCAGTTTCTGGAAACAAAC